AAAAGCATTATCTAAAAAACCAAGAAAATTATATATAAATCTATCTAACATTTCCAACGTCTTCTAGCTTGTCTAATTCTAGAATTAGGGTCGTTTCTAGTTTTAGCAGAAGATCGTTTAAGTTGTCCAAGTGATCTAGCACAATATGACTTTCTTCTTTTTGCTGCAGCTGAACCTTTTTTAACTTTACCGGTTACCGCTGTTTTTAATTTTGATCCAGGGTTTGCTGCTCTATAAGCTCTTACACCTTTAGCAGTCATACCAGCCCCTGATTTAGTTGGTCTGTAATTAGCACCTTTACCCTTAGTAGTTTTTCTAATTGATCCACCTTTTGCTTTTTCAACTCTAGTAATATTTGCTCCCTCACCTGTAGAGGTATCCATTCTTAATCCTCTAGGTAATTCTTTCTTTTTCTTTTCAAGAACAAAAGATTTTACATCTTCTTTTTTATTATATTTATTCATTAAATTTTTTGCATCTCTGGATTATTTGATAAAATATTTTTTTCTGCTCTAGGTCTTGCAACAGAGTCTTTACTTCTTTTTCTAAGTTGAGCAATAGCAGATTCTTTTAATGCTTTTTCTTTTTTTAATCTTTGTAAATCTTTTTCTAAATTCATTATATCATGCCTTTATAATATTTACCGTATGAAGGATTGTTTAATTTAACTCCACCATACTCCGAGTTAATTGCTGGTCCAGTATATCCACCCATAGATTTTTTAGTTCTTTTTGTAAATGTTGCAACGTTAGTTGGTTTGCCTCCAGGATTACCTGCAGCTCTCTTTCGTTTGACAGCAGATGCCTTTTGCCCTTTTGTCATCCGTGTGGCTTTTGCAAGTGGAACGCATTTTGGATATGCTCTTTTGCTTCCCTTCGATCTCCCGCAAGGTTGATACTTCCCATCTTTCTTCGGTGCTCCAATGTCTACCCATTTCTCGGATACCCATTTTCTTAAACCACCTTCTGAATAATAACTACGCACACGCGGCTCTTTTTCTTCTTGCTAAACCCGCAACCATGTGACCACCACCAGCAGCTTTTTTTCTACCACCTGGTTTTATTTTACCTGAGCAAACTCCTGATGCATACATGTTGGCATACGCCGAAGGATAAACTTTAAATTTACGCTTCGCTGCTGCTTTTCCTTTTGCACAGAGTTTTGCCATTACTTTTTGCCCTTCATAGCCATTGCTATCATAGATGGTTTTTTCTTCTTTGTAGTTTGCTTTTTTGATTTTAACATTTTAAAATCTTCAGCTGTAATTTTTCCATCTTTATTTGCATCAAGTTTTACTTGACCACCTTTTAGAAAATAACTTCTTCTATTAGGTTGAAATCTTGGATTGCTCATTATTTTTTTCCTCCGTTGTTTCTAAAAATTTGTGTTCCTTTTATACCATAAATACTAGCTACGACCAAGATCCAAAGATTTGTGAACCATGATGGCAGTGAAGAGAAGTGTTCAAAGAATAAATTTACTTTATCCATTGCAGTTGGGTCTTCCGATACCACTGCCCACGCCAAAATTGCTATTGGCGCTGACAAAATTACAAGAACCGCCTCGTCCTTCCAGTCCGATTGTCTAGCTTCTAATAATTTACCTTGGTAAGCTTCTTTGCCTTCAGCCATACGTGATGCATGCATCAACTGTGCCTCTGACATAGCCATTTTAGTCTTCTGCTTGTTGGCGTATATTTTACTTCCAGCAGAAACGGCTAATTTAATTGCCGATAACCACATATTAGTAAGCTTTAGATTTTCTTTTCTTGTCCGCTAGTACTGCACCTTGACCTTGAACTTCTTCTTCAGGTCCACCAGTACCAATTAAGTTAAAAGCACCATCAGCAGTAGTTTTTGATCTTGGATCAATCTCCGTTTGCTGTTCACCAACTTTAACTTCTTTAATATTGTCTAATTTTTCCATAATTGTCTCCTTATTTTTTTATTTTAACTGTTTTTTTATTAATTGTCACTAACCTTTACGCATGATTTCAACATTTGGAACCATATTTTCAGTATTTTTCATCATTGAGTCTGCACTAGGTATAGTTTTGCTTAAAATTGTCTTTTCAATTGACGTATCAGCTCTTAAATTTGCTAATTCTTCATTTTGTTCTAGTTTTTCATCTTGATTTCGTTGATTCATCATTGTTTTCATCTTATCAAGGTTCATTTTCTCTTTAGACTCTTGTTCTTTTCTATAATTTTCTTGTGCTCTAAGGTCTAGTTCTCTTGCTCTTAGTTTAGCAATAGGATCATTATCGAATTGTGAAGTAATTTTCTTTTCTTCGTTCATAAATTCTTCCATCATTTCAGCAATCAGTTGTGCTTTTCTTGCTTCCACTCTTTGTTGCATCATCATAAACTGCATTTGCATTTGTTGTGCAGCTTGTGGGTTCTGTTGTGCCATCATTTGCATCTGTTGTTGCATCTGTTGCATTTGAACTAATTCATCTTTGAATTCTAATTCGATTTGTTCTTGAGACATTAAACTAATATGTTCAAAAATATTTTTCTCTAAACTTGCCATAACCATTGGATTATTTCTAGCTATGTTTGTTGCCATAAAATTTAAATGAGCTGTTATATGTGCTCTATGATCTTGACCTGGGAAAGCTTGAAACTGTGCTCCACCTAAAGCATCAATATGTTCTAGCGCCGGATCTTTTGGTGTGGGTTGCATTGGTCTAATTAAAACTTGATCAATATCTTTTACACCTAACGCTTCATACATATTTCTATAAGCAGAATACATATTATGCATTTGTGGATTAGATTGTGCCAGCTGGAGTTCCGTTTGCGCAAGTGAAATACGCTGTGTTTGAGAAAAAATGTTAGGGTCAGCAACTGGCACTATATCTACCCTATCATCAAAATCAGATTGCATAATCATTTTTTGACCCCCAACTACATCGTACGGATATTCTTGTGGTAGATATAACTTGAATACTCTAGCTAAAATTCTAAATTCATTTTTAAGAGCTGAGTAAATTCTTTTATGTATTGCTGACATAGTTCTTGAACCACGTTCTAAAAGTGCAACTGTAGTTCCTACTGCTGCTTGTTGGTTGCCATCACCAACTTGTAAATCTGCAATCGATGCAAATCTTTGACCTGCTTGAACTACAATACCCATCAAAGATAACAAAGTCTGACTCGGTTCTTTAAATGGTAACATCATAAATGAATCTCTTAAATTTCCACCAGGTGCATCTACATCTCTAAACTCACCGGGTTGAATTGATTGTGCGTCATCTCTAATTCTAATACCTCTCATTTTAAAACCTGCAGGTAAATTAGATAAAGTTCCTGCATCTAATAATTGTCTTAATGCAGAAGTTGCAGTTCTTGATAATCCACCGATCATGTGAATTAAACCAAAACCATAAAAACCAAGTCCTGGTAAAAATTTAAAGTGTACGAAATATTGTATTTTTCTTTTCATTGGATCACCTATTTCATAGTTTCTTCTAATAGATAAAATTTCATGAGATCCTTCTATGAAAGTTACTATGTATGGAATTTTAATTCCTGAGGGCTCACCAGTCTCTTGATTCATATCTTCGAAACCTTCTAAATCTAAATCAACGTGACATTCTAATAATGTAAATACATCTTCGTCTTTTGTTTTTGTAACTCCTTCAAGTTCTCTTTCTTTTTTATCAACATCAGTTTCTTTGTCTTGAGGTTTTCCTAATTCTACATCTCTATAAAAACCTGCTACTTGTTGTTTTCTTAAATCGTTTTCAGAAATTTTTACTCTATGAATAATTGCTTCCGCATCATCTAATGAGGTAGCTGTGTACGGAACAATTAAATCATCTGCCGGAACAAACTTTGATACTGCTCTTTGTTCCATGTCATCATAATAAACTTTTTTAAAAGCTGAACCTGCAAGAGGAAGATTAAATAACATTTGATCAAACTCTGGTTCATACTCTTTCATCTTTTCCATTATTTGATAATTCATAAAATCTTTAACACGAGTTGCTTGTTGTGTTTTATCAGAAGTAGGCATTCCTAAAACTTGAGTTCTAACTGGACCATTTGCTGGTAATAATTCTTTATATGCTAACGCTTGAAACTGTGTAACTGCTTCAGCTAATACTGGATGAGTTGCACCTGAAGCTCCTTGAAATGGTTCTGTTCTATTGTCGTATTTAAAACCTAAAAGGTCTAATCCTTTGGTATAAGTTTGTTCCCACTCTTTTCTTGAAGAAGAGTAGTCCATGTATTTATTATTTAGGTCAGAAGATAATTCTCCTAAAACATCGTCAGGTAAAAATTCAGCTAAGTTTGAATAATGCTCATCACCACCTTCTGGTGATGCAGCTCTTGGATCTAAATTAATATCAACTGAACCATCTTCATTCTCTGTGACTTCTACATCATCAGGTGATTGTTGTTCTTCAGTTACAACTTCAGCTACCTGTTCTTGAACTTCTTCTTCACCAGGTAATTCAAATTCTTTTCTGACTTCGTTTGGAAGTGCTTTGTCTATATCCGCCATTTATTTTTTCTCCAGATTGTTTGACTGTTTTAACAGTATTA